AGATGTGTATAAGAGACAGTGCTTGTTCAGCCTGCTCGCGCTGGGCGGCGGCAGCGGATTGCACAGATGCTAGCAACGCCAGCTTCTTCATCTTCATTTTGGCGGCAAGAGACATGATGCGGACCTTTGGCGAGATAGGGAAAAATCAGGGCGGCGATCCGGCGCCGCCCTTAGTTGGGAGAGGACTGAAAATTAGTCGCCGCCGCCGACTGGCGCGGCCTTATATTCGATATTCTCGATCACCAGCGCGAAGTCATAATCCTCCACGACATAGGCATCGTTCGACGATTGGAAGTCTTCGATGCGGTCACGTTCAGGATTTTCGCGGATATGACGGCGGCGCTTGCCATCCTGCTCATAGATGGAAAGATTATCCGGTCGGGTGATCAGGATCGTCCCGTCCGGCATGAAGGGCAGCTGCTCAGCGGACAGATTGCCGAGACGCTTAGACGACATGATCGTATCGCGCGCCAGCTGCTGCGTTGGGTCGCGATCTGCATTGATCAACGGGAAATATTTATCATGCAGCAGATCCGCGCCGACATAAGCGCGCAGCTGCGTATCGCCGCGCGCCCAGCTTGGCATCAGGCTTTGCACCGCATCATAAACCAGCGCATCGAGCGTGGCATAATCGCCCCCTGGTCCATAGGTGACTTTGCCCGTTACATTGCCTTCATCCATCACATGAGTTGGGCGATCCAGACGGACCTTTTGCAGCCAGCCGATGTTGACATCTTGGCGCAGCGGGTTGGTCACGGGATTGCTGGTGGCGGCATAGCTGATGCCGTTCAAACCGATCATGATGTTATCGAGCGCCTGACGCTTGATCACCTGATTTTGAATGCGCAGCTGGAAGTCAGGGAATTTCGCCCACGCATCGAGTAGCGCGAAGGTGATATGCGTATCGCTGTTATTCTTGCGGCACTCATATTCGATTTGATCCATGCTGGTTGGCGACACAGTTTGGCGCTCGCCAGCGCCGCTGGTGTCCGTGTTGGACGCAATCGGGTTGCCGATGCCGAGGCCCAGCAGCGCGCCCTTTTGTTCCGAAACGGGGATGATGTTGATTTGGCTCAGAAAGTCGCTGGCCTCTTGGCGCTTGTCGATCAGCGTTTGCTGAACGCTCGGCGTCACCGAGAATTTCACCGAGGCATCGCCAATATTGTTGATTTCCGCCTGACGCTCCAAAAAGGCGTCAAAGAGGATGCGGGTTTGTTCCTGCATTGTTTAGGCTCCGAAAATATGCGGTTTGGCGGATGATTTCGAGGGAGAGAGCGGCCTTGCTCAGCAGTCCGCGAGGACAGTATCGCCGCCGCCGGTTGCCGCTGGTCGCGCATTGAATTTGCGAACCGGCGTTTTTTCCAGTTCGCCCTTCAGCGTCGCCAATTCCTGCGACAGCGCGCCGATGCGAGCTTCTTGCTTGGCCGCGACTGAGGCCTGCACTTCCGTCAACTTAGTGAAGCCCTGCTCCATCGCCGTTGCCAGAGCCGTGAATTGATCGGCTGGCGCGGGCGGCGTGACCGGCTGCGGTGCAGGCGTGGTGATCACCGTTTCGCTGCCGCCAGCCATCAGGCCACTAAGCAGCTTTTTAAAGAAACTTCCCGCAAGCTTCAGCTCTTCATCGCCGCCGCCTGCATCGGTAAATTCGATGGTAAAGCCAGCATCATCAACGGCAAGCAGATGATCTTTCTTTTCATCGGCGCGCGTCGAGAATTTCAGTGCCTCGGTCGCCAAGCTTGCTGGGCTATCGGTGAGCGCGAGGCCGACCAGATACGCCTTGTTCGTCTGGGCAAAATTGGGCTGAATTTCGACGCTGGAGAAAATCTTTTGATCGTTGGCCGTGAGTTCCTTGGCTTGATCATTCACCTCAAAGCTAGCGTAAAGTGCCAGCTTTTTCGCTTCCTTGCCGCCAATATTCAGCGTGATTTCTTCGGTCTTAACCTCGGCCACGCTGCCATAGGCGTTGAAGGGCGGATTGGGCGAGTAACCGCGCAAATGCTCGACATTGAGCCGCGCCGTATAGGTAGCGGGATCGTAAGCGGCGGCCATCTGTTCCAGATGTTTGCGTTCGATGACGCGGCCATCAATTGTTGGCCCTTCAACGGCCACGCGGAAGAATTTGGTTCGTGCCATGAAGGCGGCTCCTGTTGAGGCTGAGCGAATGAGAACCTAGAAAGCCCTGCGCGTGCATCTTTCTCAACGGCCTCTATTTGTGGTTCTGCGCACCACAAATGCGCGATCTCGCCGCCCCGCCCTGCCTTCGCCCATTGTGATCCGGCCATGGCAACCGCGACCGATCAACCAGAAGTGCAATTGCCCGCCGCCATCCCTTATGATGTGCGGCGCGTGGCGCGTGCCTATTATTGGCGCGGCTTTGGACCGGCTGAAATTGCCGAGGAGCTTGGCCTTTCCACCAACACCGTAAACAGCTGGAAAACCCGCGACCGCTGGGATGACGATCCGGTCATCCGCCGCGTCGAGGATAGCATCGAGATGCGCGTCAATCAGCTGATCTTCAAAGAGAAGAAAAGCGGCCAAGACTTCAAAGAAATTGATCTGCTAGGCCGCCAGATCGAGCGCATGGCGCGCGTGCGCCGCTATGGGCAAGAAGGCGGCAATGAGGCCGATCTCAATCCCAATATTGCAAGCCGCAACGCCAAACCCAAGAAGGCCCCCAAGCGCAATCTGATCACCATCGATCAGGTGGAAAAGCTGCGCGAGGCGATGGCGGATCTCGCCTTTGGCTATCAAGAAACATGGTGGGCGAATATCAACCGCAAGACGCGGTTTCTGCTCAAATCCCGCCAGATCGGCGCAACCTTCTGGTTTGCGCTGGAGGCGCTGCTGCGCGGTCTGGAAACGGGAAATAATCAGATCTTCATTTCGGCCAGCCGCGCGCAGGCCAATAATTTCCGGTCCTACATCTGGCAATTTGTGCAGAAGGTGCTGGAGATTGATCTGAAGGGCGAGCATCTGGTCATCAGCCGTGGCGAGGACGCGGACGGCAACCGGCTGGAGCCCTTCACCCTTTACTTCCTCGGCACCAATTATCGCACCGCGCAAAGCTATCATGGCGATGTTTATATCGATGAGGTGTTTTGGATACATGGCTTTGACCAGATCGATACGGTCGCGTCAGCCATGGCGGCGCAAAAATTCTATCACATCACCTATTTCTCGACGCCCAGCACCATCAACCATGAAGCCTATAAGAAATGGTCTGGCGAGTGGTTCAATGAAGGCCGCCCCAAGAATGAACGGGTCAAGATCGACATCAGCCATGATGCGCTGAAAAGCGGCGCGCTGGGCGCAGACCGGATCTTCCGCCACATTGTCACCATCCATGATGCCGAGGCGGCGGGCTGCAACCTTTTCGACATTGAGGATCTGAAATTCCGTTATTCGGTCGATCAGTTCAACAATCTGTTCGGCTGCGATTTTATCGACGATAGCGCCAGCGCCTTCCCCTACGCCATGGTGCGCCCCGCCATGGTCGATAGCTGGGAAGTCTGGAAAGATTATAAGCCCTATGGCCTGCGCCCCTTTGGCGATGGCGCGGTGTGGATTGGCTATGATCCGGCTGAAAGCGAGGATGGCGACAGCGCCAGCTTGGTCGTCGTCGCGCCGCCCATGAAGGCAGGCGGCAAGTTCCGCGTGCTGGAGCGGCTGAGCTGGCGCGGCAAGGATTATGAAGCGCAGGCCGCCGAGATCAAAAAGCTGCTGCGCAAATATCGCGTGACCGAGATCGCCATCGATGGAACCGGCATGGGCAGCGCCGTCTATCAACTGGTCGTAAAGTTCTTCCCGACCGCGCGCCGCATCAATTACTCGCCCCACGTCAAATCGGAAATGGTGCTGAAGGGCAAGAATGTCTTTTCGCGCAGCCGCATCGAATTTGACGCGGGCTGGACCGACTTGGCGCAGGCGCTGATGTCTATCCATCCCCAGCTCACCAAGGGCCAAAAGCAGCTCACCTATGCAGCCCGCCGATCCGCCGCCACCGGCCATGGCGATTTGGCGTGGGCGCTGCTGCATGCGCTCAGCTGCGAACCGCTCGACGCCAATGATGGCGGCCATAAAAAATCCACCGTGGAGATAAACCGATGACCAAAACGTCTGGCGTCACCGCCTGTGCCATTGATGATGCGGTCAGCGTGGTAAACCGCCGCGAGCTGCTGGGCTATGTGGAATGC